CCAACAGCATCTGCAGCTGATAATGGTCTTCCCGCAGTTGGATATGGGGATCTCATTTCGTTTGCTGTTTCATTTAATAATTCATTTAATGTTGAATTTTTTGTATACTCAACATTCTCTTTTCGTGGTGCTTCTGCTTGTCGTTGCATCTGAACTCCGTTTTGAATCTGTTCGTTAAACGTCTCAACACTATTATCCGGTGGGCTAAGTATTTCTTTCAATTCTGTCCTAATAGAACGTCTTACTTCGCGTGCAACGGTTTCTTTTATTAATTTAACAAATTCATTCTTTTTCATGTTAATGTCTCCATTCTAATATAAATATTTATAACCTCAAATTATCCATAGGAAATCCACGGCGTTGGTACCGGTCCTCCTGGTGTTGGCATTTGCCATATTCCTGTAACTGTTTTCATATGCGCTTCGAATACATTAGCCAATGTTCTCATTTTATCTGCATTATCTAATTCACTATCTTTATTAAAAAGCTTAGATACTTCATCAGCTGCATTTTTGCCGTCAAGTGTTTTTAATGCTTGTAAAGGTAATCCAGGAAATAATACAACTCCTCCCGGTAGAGAGACGGTGCCACCTGTCCAATAACCCAAAAGACCTACAGACATTGCCGCAGCAATTAATTTTCCTGAAGGGGTTGATTCAGTTGGTTTAGGTGGGGCTCCTAATTTATCAGCAAATGCTTTTACCTTATCTATCTTTTCATTAATAGGTTCCATTTGTTCTTCAATTCTAACCTTGACCTTTTCCAGTTTCATTTCATACTTTTCCAATTTCTTTTTATTTTTTTCCTTTATCTTATCAACCTTTTTCATTAATTCCTTTTTTAATTCTTCCTCTGTTAGTTTATCTTTCTTTTCCTTTAAGGTATCGAATCCTGGAATAGTAGGACTTTCAAATGGTTTAGCTCCCTCGTCTATTGCTTTCTTATAATTTTCAATTCCACCCTGTTTTATTAAATCCGCAATTGCTATTATTGCCTGACCTCTAGCTATTAATTTTTTAATTTGTTCTATTCGCTGCTTAACCTCTACCTCTATTTTTTCTTTTAATTCCTTTGCCTTCTTTAATAATTTTTCTATCTTCTTTTTCTTTTCTTTAAGTATTTTAACTTTAGCAGTCGGATCCTTATCTCCCGGTGGTATAATTTTTTTTATTAATTTTTTACCAGCCTCTACAGCTTTCTTTTTAATTTCATTTATTTTATCCTCGACCTTCTTTTTTAATTCATCAACCTTCGCTCGAATCTTATCCATCTTTTGTTCGATTTTTATTTTCTGTTTCTCAACCTTCGCTTCTAATTTAGCTACCTTACGTTTTAAGACTGGGTTGGTTTTTACAGCCTCTACACCCTTTTTCTTTAATTCTTCAACCTCTGCTGTTATGTCTGGTGGTTCAGGTAATTCTGGTAGTTCAAAATTTTTGGATCTTATATCTAAATTCATTTTTCCAAAACCTAATAAATTACCTCCCGGTAGAGAAGGTGGTTTTGGTGGTTTTAATAATTCCTTTAAGGTTGGTAAATTTTTAGCAAACTCTTCAAATTTTTTAACAGCCGCTTTAATTCCCTTAACCCATGCTACAATTTTCATAACATTTTTAGCAAGAACCATTACTCTCTTAGCCAATGCCTTTGCTGCAGCTATTTTAGCTTTTGCTAATGCTATATTAGCTTCAACAGCTTGGACATAACTCATCGAAGCAGCCTTTGCTGTATCTGTTGCCAACTTACCTTTTTTTATTAAACCCTGAGCTATCTTTTGTGTTATCTTAGCAGTTACCCTTTCAATTAAATCTTTTATCTTATCTTCTATTTCCTTTTTCTTTTTTTCTATTTTTAGTTTTATAGGCTCTAACTTTTTTTCAACCTTAGCCTTCTCCTTTTCAATCTTCTTATTTATTTCCCTTTTTATTTCAGGCTCCGTCATCTTATCGGCTCTTTCCTTTAATTTATCAAATCCTGGAATAAGTGGGCTTGAAAATTCTTGGGCGCCTGCATCTATTGCTCCCCTATAATCTTTGGCAACCGTTTTATCATATACATCTTTAATGCCCTTTCCCTTTTCTATTAATTCCTTACTTTTTTTTATCAAAGGTTCAAGTTCCTCTTTTTTCTTTTTTAATTTTTCAATCTTATCCTGATTTTTTTTCATAGCTTTTGTTAATGCTGCTGCAGCTGCCATTAAAGGTGGATTTGTTACTAAATTTAAAACCTCAGAAGCTTTAAGTCCTACAAAAGCTGAAGTCTGGAATAGAGGAGTTTTACCTGAAACCATTGGTGCTGGGGGTGTCGGGCCTGTTGGTGGGAAATTACAAAATCCAGTTTTTACTACAGTATCATAATGCTGAGAAATTAACTGACATAGATGTAATGTGCCCTTTACTTGGCCATTATCCATTTGCTGTGCTATGGGTTGTACGAATAATACTTCCCACTGTAATCTAGATTTTATTGCAACGGGCATTTTTGTTCTCCTTATGCTTGATCGTCGCCACTAGATAGGGCTTCATCTAATCTATCTTTTATTCCCTGCAGTGCCGGGCTTGGTTGCGCTGCACCTGGGCCTGTTGCTGTAATTACGGACAATCCCATTACCTCATCTATTAAATCTTCGAGTAGTTCAATTAACTTTTCACCATCAATTGCTTTACCCCCAGTACCGTATTTAACCTCACCAATTAATTCTATAACAGGTGCGCTAATAGTTACAGTGTCATTTGATTCTATGACTATGTCGTTATCCGCTGCTAGGCCTATTCCATTCTTTCCTAATAATAATATCTCATCATCTTTAGATGCGAAAATTAATCTATCAGATGCAATGATAACTTGAGGTGTTGCCTTTCCATAATCATTATATACATTGCCTAATCCATTGGCCTTTAAAACATTTGTTGTCGTTACACCTGTTCCATCTTCACCTGTGTTATTTAATAATGTATTAAGAGAATTAATGGTTTGTCCGTCTGTTAACCATATGCTACTTTTATCTTCATTAAGATCCTCGAACATAGGTTCTAGGCTTCCGTCAGTCTCTTTAGTTATATCTCGCGATAAATCACTTTGCCCATTCCTTAGGATTAATATAGGATCTTCGCCTACATTGTTTTCATTATCAGACCATGGATTATCAAGATATCCTTTAGTAGGATCTAGGGCTTCAAAGCCTTCTGGATTTGGTTGTGAACAACTAAGTCTAATACTATTACCCCATCTTCCCGATATTATACTATCACCATACAAAGGTTGTAAGGGATAAATATTATAAGCAGGATTAAACGCCACTCCGTATTTATTTGATACAGTTTCTAACTCCGGTGGTCTTTCAACAGCCGAATTAGTTTGTTCTTCATATCTATTAGATTGTCGTCCTAAAGCAGGAGATGCATCTAGATCACTAACTATAGGTGCTGCATTATGGTTAATACCCATGGAATGATTGATGGGTCCGGTATAATAGAAAGCTGGATATTTTGTATCAGATGCTTGAAAATATGTATCGGGAGCAGTAGGTGCAGCGGTTACAAGAACTATTTCTGTTTTTACAGGATAACGAGTAACTGAATCTATAGGTTTTGCCCATTCTAAATTTTCAATAGCCGTATTCTTATCAGTTCGGATTCTTCTAAATTTGACCCATCCTAATCCCGCTTCGCCGTTTTTTTCATACACATCTTTTCCAAAATGCATACTGACATCCATAACTACTGCAGGTTCCCATCCAGTCGATGTGTTAGATATTGTACTACGACTCGATTGTGTCTTCTGTTGATTCATCGCTTGGATGAAGTTTTGTGGGTCTCTCTGTGCCATCTATTGTTTCCTCTTTTTTAGTTTGCGGTTCTTTTTCTGCGTCCGATAAAGTTTCCATTAATTGTTTCTTTTCATCTTCAGTTAGTAATAATGCATCTAACTCCCCTGATTCATTTCTAGACATAGCTCTTTGTACTATAGCTGCCATTCTTACCAACGCATCATCATTCTTTACTGCAACGTCTAAGTATTCTTTTATAAGTGGTACTATAATAGTAGCATCACCAATATTTGAAATTAATGGTTTTAGTTCAGATATTAATGTATTTATCTGAATCTCTTTTTTCTTTGAATTCTTATATATGTCTTCAAGTAAATTAGAAAATGATTTACCTTCAAACAGTTCTTTATCAAAACTCATAAAAATCTCCCTTTAATATAAATATAAGGTAGAGAAAATAATTAATTTAGGAATGAAGATTTAGGCATTGATATTTGACCAGATTTTTCATATTCAGGATATAGTTCTAAATAACTCTTCTTTAAAGTATTTATGACTCTGGTAATGTATAATGTTTTTACATCAGTCATTTCTCTAATAACTATATATAATGCCTTCTTGTTAAAGTTTTCTATATTATGTCTTTCTCTAAAAAGAGTTAGTATTGCATCAACTATTTTTATGTCTCTTTTTTTATTATATGTATTATACATATGTATTTCCCAATAAGCTATAAATTGATTCATAAAATCAAACTGGGTTTCTACATGATTTTCTCTTACTATTTCATTGGTTAAATCGCGCTGCGTATCTATTTTTAATATAGGAGCCTTATTTATTAATTTTTTATAATTTTTATTATTATTTATAATTAAATAATGTTTAGCTACTATACTAAAATATGAAAAAGCTTTACCCTTTTCGGGAGTAAACTTATGCATCTTTTCAAGTAAGAATGACACTACTTCATGTTTTAATTGAGTAGCGGTGCATTGAAAATGATATAATTTAAACGTATGTATTATATTTTCAGATAACTTTAAAAACGCTTTATAAATAAATTCATTAAAAACTTTATTTCTTAATCTATCTGATTCTTCATTATTATATGCAATAATTGCATTTTGTGTATCATCTGTAAAATAATATCTTTTTTTTGGTCTTCCTCTCTTTCTTTTAGCTTTTTGATATGCTCTTTTTTCCTCAGGAGATAGAGTATCATAGTAAGCTTGTCTTTCTTTTTCTAGCCTAGTTCTTTCCTCTAAGTCGTAATAGAATTGTTCTACAGGTGATTTATCATTCATATTTTACTCGCCCATTTTTACTATATGTTTTTCTAGTGTATCTATTATTGATTTTAATTGTGTATATAATGAACCTACTTCATCATCATTTTGAAACATTTGTTTTCTATCAATATCCTTTGCGCGTTTTAATACATCTCTTACCTTGTCAGATATTATATTAAACCATTCATTCATATATTCCACATCATCTTCCTGAGCCTCGTTTTTTCTTAATAAGTTCCAGTTAGCAAATAGACTAGCACATAATAAAATGCTTAAAATTATTATTGTTAATACCATTATTTATCTCCAAACAAATCACTAAATATCTTATCTGTATTAATAGATTTTTTAGGATCCGAAATTGTATTAGATTTCTTATAAGTGGGTTTTGTTACAGTCGGATTATCCGATTTATTTTTTAACCATGTTTCGTACTCTATTCTAGAAGCCATCATATCAGCGTGATGTAATACATATGGTAAATTTATCTGCAATCGAGTTGATGGATTATATCCTATAAAATATGGTTTATTAGCATCATCAAACATACCGTCATGTGTTTTAATTCCTAAAAACTCATTAAAGGAATACTTGATACCGAACTGATTTAATAAGAATAAACTTCTATCAGGGACCATTGAAAACGGAACTTCTGGGTTTGGTATATATAATGCCCCTTGGTTCTTTCTATGCCAATCACTTGGATTTGGTATATAGGCAGGTCCTTGCATATCACCAACTTTACCTAAGTCATGATTAAGTGCCGCGAATATTAATTCCTCTCTCGTGTATCCATCACACTCAGAACCTAATGATTTCCAAAGTTCATATGTTCGATCTGCACAGTTTATAACATTCAATACATGATCCACATAACCGCCTATAA